CGCCATATTTTTAATTTTAAATCCATTTTTATAACTCCTTAATCTTTGTAGTTACGTTGAGCAACTTTGATATTTTCAAATACTAATTCTTCTTTAGACATAGCAGGTTCAACACCTTCACCTTTATATTCCCAAATACTAACGTATTTATAATCTTCATCATTACGCATAGCTTCTCCTTCTGGAGTTTGGTATTCTAAACGGAAGTGACCACCACAAGACTCGTTACGGTTTAGACCATCACGTGCCATAAGTGCACCTAATTCTATGAAGTCAGCCAAACGAATTGCTTTTTCAAGCTCTTGATTGAAATCATCTGCTGTACCAGGAACAAATACATTTGACCAGAACTCTTTTCTAACCCCTTTGATAAGCTCTGAAGCCTTTTTAAGAGATTCTGAAGAACGAGCCATACCAACATTTTCCCACATGATAAGACCAAGTTCTTTATGAATTTCATCAACTGTTTTCTTACCTTTGATACTAAGAATTTTGTTAATTTTCTCTTTAATTTCGATTCTGCTATGTTAATGTTATTATTTACGTTAGCTACGGCCATTGTACCAACACTTGCAGCTAGTGCAACCATTTCAGGTAAGCTCCCTGCAAGCACTTCAAGTGATCTTACATCCGTTACAGCTTTACCAAGTGCCGACATATATCCATCTGTTTCTATTGTGTCTTCTATCTCTTTACTCAGTTCTTGCACGTTTACTGCATTGTACCCAGTTATCTTATCAGCAAACCCACTTTGTAGGAACTCTGTAGCAGCTTGTTGTATTGCTGTACCACTTTTCTCTACATCCTCAACCCCAATCAGTTGTCCAAGTGACTCAATCCCCTCACCAACAAGTGAGCCTACTTTTACCCCTACATTGAACGAAGCACTACCAACTCCTCTTAGCGTGTTGTAATCTTCTACTGGTCTTACTGTTTCTGTGCCACGTTTACTAGCAACTGATTCCATTTCTGCAGCGTACTCTGGGTCAGCCCATAGTCCTTTGCCTTGCTCTTTTGCTTGTAGCATCAGTTCTTGTGCTTCTGGTGTTTGATTATCGAATGCAGGTATTGCATACCCATCGGATACCATTTTATTCTGGTATGCCTTATTCTCTATCACGTCTCTACCATGCACCCCAACTGTCGATGCTTCTGGTGTATTCTGATATACTGGTTGTTGTTTTGTATCGTCGAAGTGTGTTTCTTGGAAGCCCCCATCAATTCCACTGAAATCCAGTGTACTGAACTCAGCCTCTAATTTAGCGGCTTCTCCAGCTGTTGCTTTACTTACGTGTCTACCAAGTTTACTTTCTCTTGCTTTGCTCAGTCTATCAGCTTTTAGTGCAGCTTTTGGCATTTCTGGTGCATCAATTCCAGCTATTCTATATCCTTGTCCGTCTTGGTATACGGTATCAGCATCGTATATGTATGTATCTGTGTTGTATTTATTTGTTTGTGTAGTTGGTTCTGCGAACGCACTATCTAGTAATTCTTTTTGAGTTGGCATATTGTGTCACCTTCAGTTTTTATTTTACTGAGTGTAGCACAATTTGTCTTATGGTTTTATTTAGCGTTATCTTTTATGTATTTTACTACATCTTTAGTAACCTCTCCACTGAACCGAGGGGTCCAATCTTGAGTATTGAATGTTGTGATTATACTTGCCAAATCAGCGTCGCTCATCTTAACATCTTTTGCTGCTTTTGCTATTTTAGCTTGGTCTTTTTCGTCAATTGTGCCTAACCCACTATCGTACGCTTGTAGCGTTTTTGGCCCAGCCCCATATTTCTTTGGTGTCTTGAACGCATCCCCTCGGTTGGCATATTGTTTAGTGCCTTTTACGTAATCCAGTAGAGCAGTACCTGTTAACCCCTTTGGTATCTGAATGTTCAATGTTTTAGCTAAATTTGTACCGACTCTGTGGTCATCTTGTGTTTCTTTTTGCATCTTTTTAACCTTGAACAGCTGATCGAATGTAGGCCCTTTAACTTCTTTTTCAAGAGCTTTCTTTGCTGCTAATTTAGTGCTACCAGTCAAGTCTGTTCTATTCATTATAGAGTCTACTGACTTCTTTAACCACTCTGTTTGTGTCATATTACGTGTAACTGGTACTTGCTTAGTAACTGTCTCAACTAGTTTTGGTACTGTTGGCACTTCTAATGTACCACGAACTCCACCTAGCCCTGATTCTCTCAGTGCAAGTGTATGTGCCTGTTCTGGAGTATACATTTGTTCACTTGGTTGTTTTTTACCTAACCATCTACCAAATACTGAATCTGCTTCTATATAGCTACCATCGGTATTTTTAGTGTACTGTGTACCAGGAACCCTAGGAGCAGCACCAACTTTTTGATTACTGTATTTATCGAACAGTTCAGCATATTTTGTAGAGCCTTCTTCTTGTTGTTGTAACCTTTTTGTATTTTTATCAATAACTCGATTACGCAGGTTTTTAGCAAGTTCGACTTCTGCCTCATTGCCTTGTCTCGTTACTCTTTTCTCTGTACCAGTAATCGTTTTATCCTGATTTGCTTGTACCAATGCATCCCCAAGTAACTTATCTTGTTCTGCTTTATTTTCAGCTCTTGTGTTTGTGTTTATTGAGTTCTGCAACGTCACACCCTTAGCAAGTACACCAGCATCAACTCCAGCGAACTTCTTATCACTAACGTCCCCGCCAGCAATTACTGTTTTTAGGTACTCCGAGTTCAACTTGTCTTTAGCCTCAGCTTTGTTCCGTTGTTCTCTTTGTTCTGCTAATTCAACACCTTTTATCACTGTATTACCAAGTGTATTGAATACACCACGAGTTGCATCTGCACCGGCAATTGCTGCCTGTTGCGCTGACGCTGTTGCTCTATTAGCACCACTCAAGTAAGCATTTGCTTCTGCACTGTTATCATACCAACCTTTTGCCATGCTGTTATCCTACTTGTGGTATTGCAAACGGATTTTGTTGCGTGTTTTGTGCTTGTGGTATACCAGCCGCACCAGCTAACCCTGTTTGTACTGTTGTTTGTCCAGGTATCGGAGCAGCAGGCTTCTTGTTACCATACAAGCTGTTAGCTAACCCCATCTCCATCTCGTTTTGTGTGTTTTCCTTAGCTATATCTGCTTTACCGGCTAACTCTTTTGCGTAATTGAATTGGTCTCGTGCTAACTGATTCATCTTTGACTGTTGATCAGCCATCATTTTAGCACTCTTTACTCCACCATAGGCTTGTAACCCACCACCTATTACTGATCCGGCTGCTTGTATCCATCCTGACATATCTATTCTCCTGTATTGGTTTTTGTTTTTATCTTACTACTAATTCACTTAATTTCAGCTTTGGGGCTATTTTTCCCATGGCTTCTTCCACACATTTTCCATTGATTTCCGTATATCTGTTAGCTCTTTTTCCATTCCACCTAAGCCAGCTTCAATTACACTTAGCTGCTTCATTGTACTTTCATAGCTCTCTTTAGTTTTCATAGCGGAGGGCAAATCGTTGTAAGCATTTGCTATACTTTTGTACTGAGCAACTTTATCATTGTATGTCTTTGTCTTGGTATTATACTGCTTAGTTAGCTTATTATAGTTTTGTAGGTTTCTCATTCTTATTGCTTCCTGTGGAGGCATTCCTCCACTGCTTTCACTCACATCTGTGTTTACAATATTCAAGTTGAATTTGTTTTCGAATAGCCCTCCTCCAGCTTGATCGGCATCTACGTGATTAATTAATTTATTTCCCTCACTTAACCCAAACTCACCACCAACACTTACTGCAAGTGAGTTCTTTTGGTCATATCCATACAAGTCACCACCTGAGTAGGTTTCGTTGTATATAACTCCACCAGCCATCTTTTCAAACACCGTGCCATCCGCTACATCTATTAGGTTCTGATACCGTAGCCTAGCTTCTTGCTCTTGCGCCTGTATCAATTGTTGCATAGCAAACTGAATTGTTTTTGGGTTCATCAAGTGCGACAGTGCTCCATTTATTACACCACCTATTATTAATGAGATACCAAGACCAACAACTATCTCTGTTATGATTATCATTGACGCAGCAGCTACATAAGCTGCTCCACCGAGCCATGCACTGGCACCTGCAATAGCACCAGCAGACCAATCTGACATCGTTCCAGCAGAGAAGTAAGCTAGAGCTAGTGCTGCTACAATTACCCCAATGGCAGCAGTGCTGTACGCATCATCATAGAAAAAATCCTTTACTATTTTACCGAACCAACTCCTGTCATCTAATCCAAGAGGTTTATACAAGCTTAAGTACTCCTGTTGTAGAAAGTCACCATGAGCGGTAACAACATCCGAACCGAATTCCTCAAATGCACCTGACCAGCTATCTCCGCTAACAACACTACCAATAAACTTAGCAGGGGCTATAACATTCAACTGGAGAGACATCTTTATCTCAGCTACTACTAAATCACCAACCTTCTCAAGTGCGGAGCCTACCTTTTTAGCTACCCCGCCCATTTTGACCAACCCTTCTTCCACTCGTATAGGTTCTCCCCAAGCTCTGACGGAACTACACAGTTTTTGAACGTGTGTATATCTCTTGATTCTATCAGCATTGGTTTCTCCTTATTTAGTGATTTTATTATTGCTTTGAACATACTACCAACTACTGGCTTACGTCTCAACTCTTCTTGCACATGGAAGAACGCAAACACGTTATAGCCTTCTGTTTCGAACGTTAATGCAACCCCAGCGTACTTTCTTGTTTTCTTATGTCTAATTATTGCACCATAGCCAAGAGCCACATAATTTTTCATCTCAGTCCTAGTTGGTAATTCCATCTCAACACCAGTATCTTTCAAGTATTTTAATACTTTTACTGTGTCTTTTGCACCCATCCTCATCAGCTCGTATTCATCATTACCAGTTGGCTCGAACTCAGGCTTGGCCTTTTGTTCTATCAATGGTTTTACCAACTTCTCAATCTCTTCAATTGTCGGTAGTGACTTTATTCGTTCTATGTTATTGTGTGCAATTGTATTTACCATATTATACCTCTATTGTACAACTTCCGTAGAAGTTCCCCAGTCCACTAGCATTTACCAAGTACTTGCCTGGCTCTTCTCTATCCAGGAGCATACACAGTTCTATTGCTGTGCTAACTCCTTGTGTGTGACCTATTTCTTTCTTGTACTCAATCAGCTCAACATCACCGTACATTTCTTCGATTGCAGTATACTCAGCCTCAGTGTTGTTTGGTGTCTGTGTACCATGTGTTTTCACTGCTTTTATCTGCTCTTCGGCAAATGGTTTCATAGCCTTCATATATCCTTCTTTACTTACGAAGAACGGATTTTTGTCTGCATGGTACACCCAATTCACTGTACTGATTTGTTCACCTCTTTGTAAGTGTAATATAGCAAACCCATCACTACAAGTTAGTGTTATCCCCATCTTCTCGAACAGCAGTCTTTGTGTTGGATCAGTCCAGTCTTCGGCATACACAATCACATCATCGAACTTATTGCTGTTTAGTAGCATCTCAGCTTCCTGTAGTGCGTGCATACTAGCCCCACAGGTATTGGCACATATACTCAAGTAGTCAGCACCGTATCGAGCAGCTACTTTACTTGCTATGAACCCAGCTTGACTTTGTACTGGCATTACTCCTTTTGGTATTGGTGCTGTATCTGTGAAATCCCTAGAGCAACTATGGTGTTCACTTGGACCAATTACGTACAACACAGCAGTTCTACCAGTTGGTTTGATACTGTTTACCTTGTCTTTATATGTCCGACTATTGTATGTGTTCATAAACGTTTTATCACGCTTCTCTAATGTTGATCCTATGTACATAGCCTTACCATCTTCACTTATTGTGTCTGGCAGTACGTAAACATAATTAACTACGTTCATGGTACTCTCTATACAAGTCTCTAATTGTGTATGTTTCGTAGTCTATACCATTAACGTACTCATTGCCAAGTTCTACTACCTCGGACTCGAAGTAGGCCCAGAAGAATGCGTACGAGAACGAGTCCATTTCACTATTTATTAGCAAGTCGTCTATATCCAGTATTTCAAGTCCATCCTGTTCTTCGATGAACTCATTTATCTGACTTAGGAATTGTTCTTCAGTCATACTAACCACCTATGCCGCAGGTGATAAGTCTGGATTTAACGGAGCTGCCTCACCTGTTAATGCTGCGTTTAGGTTGAAGTACGTTGCCCACATTGTTGCTGTTGGTTTTAACCCTCCTGCTCCAACTGTACCAATCATATCACCCATACTATCCATTGCTTTAATTAATTTATTGTGCTCAACTTGCTCGATTAACTTCTCTTCTTGTGTCTCAACGTATGCAGTATCTGCAACCATTTTGGCAATCTGTGAGTCTAGTATACCACCTTGTTTAGCGATGTTATCCACCTCTAGTTGGTATTTACCTTCTTTATCAGCTAATGCTAGTGCTGTTTGCATAGCCCCTGTTGTAATACTAGTTGTTATGTTTGCTATGAAGTTAGTAAGTAACTCAGCTTTTTCCTTCTCAGTAATGTTGAAGTTATTGAACTCATTCTGTACGAATGCTTTTGTTAAGTCATACGGACTGCCATCAGCTGTTGCTGCCGCCATTAGGTTTGTATATTTTACTAAATAGTCTTCTGTAAATGCCATTAATCTATTCCTTGTGTTGTTTTATTAGTTGTTGTAGTACCATTATCATCTACATACGTATGTGTATGTGCTGTATAAGCCTCAGTGTCTAATGTACCATCTGGATTGAACGTCACTTCAAGTGCTATTGCTATTGCATCCATTTTATTGTTTAGTATAGCAAGTTCTGTATTAATTGTACCTGTATCGGTCTCAAGCGTATCCAGTCTATCATTTGTGTTGTTTGCTGATACTGCCGTGCCTGTGAAGTTAACACCAAGCGAAGTGGCCATTGAGAGAAATCTTAGTCTATCGTCTTCGTATTTACTATCTACGTCAATAACTATTGTGTTAGCTTTGGCTATACCAATCTTTCCGAACTTTTTACTTTTACCGTTTAGTATTGATGTACCCATGTAGTCTCCTTGTAATCACACTTCAACCCACCAATTTGATGAGCTGAATCTAATTACTTACCTTGTATTTCGGCTAGTTCTTCTGCTGTTAACGGAATTTCTTGAATCATGAATGCTGGGGACATTTGATATGTAGTAATTTCTCTACCTTTTGAGCTTGTTCTTTTAACTTGCTGTAGTGATTTCTTTTCAGCTAACATATCTGTTATTACCTTGAACACTAATTGCTCTTTACCGAACTTAACTACTTGTTTCTTAGTACCAAATTTACCCATATGTGTAAACATATCAGAAGGGATCTCTCTCATTCTTGGGTCTAATGCAGTAACTATTACTTTAACCATTTCAGTACTTGATCTCATACCACTAGCTTTGTTCTTTTCTGCTACAATCTTTTCACTAACCTCTACTGAAGCTGTTTCAGCTTTACTTGCTTTTTCTTCAATCGCTTTATCAGCTGCTTCTTGTTCTGCTTCATCTACTAGTAATTGCAAATCTACTGTACTCATGTTCTTCTTGAACTCTAATCCCATCTCGCCAGCTTTCGCTATTAGTTCTTCTCTTTCTGTTGCCATTTTGTTTTCCTGTTTTATCTTATTTTTATTGTCATCGGTGATACCAGACGTTTGTTAACCAACAGGGCGAACCCTGTCAGCACCTAGCTTCTAATTAGTATTTAGAAGCTGTTGAGTATACTGCTAAGTGATCAGGTCTATCAACCAGAACCCCATTCCAGAACTCGATTACAGTCATACCTGTTTTAGCGTACGGGTTCTCTTTAGTTCTTAACTCTTCTGGAGTTTTAGTAACTACGTTGAACTTACCTTTTGTACCAGCACCGTATTCGAATCCGATGTGTGTGAAACATTCTGAACCAACGATTAATGAAGCGTATGCTTCGAACTTAGTACCATCATTTCTGAACGCATCATTAGTTGCATTTGATGTCCATGCCGCACCAACTGCCGCACCAGCTGCATCTGAATATTTAACCATTTTAGGGTTAACTACGATTCTGAATGGACCAACTTTACCGATCTCACCGTGAATTGCATTTCTGTACTTACCGTCTTTGTCTGCATCTGCGTACTGTTCTACTGGCACGAACGCCATTTTAGGGTTAGTAGCTGTTGAATCTAATGCTTCGATTGTCATGTAATCCATTTTTTGGTCTGGAGTAATGAAGATGTATCTAGCTGCCGCAACTGTTTTAGTATCAACTAATCTTGAACCTTTGATGATTTTAGTGTCTTTTGCACATTTGTTATTATCTAACTCTGTGTCTAAAGCGTATAAATCTTTCAATGTTGGAACTGAAGTAGCATCAATTGTAGCTAATGTTGTAGCATCACCTGCGAACATATTAACACCAGCACCGTTAATTAACTCAATAGCAAGTACGTCTTCGTTAATTTGTGTAGCACCTTTTACTGCTTCTCTTGTTACGTGCTCTTTCCACTTAGGGTCTGAATCGAAGTTCACTTCGTCTTTTGTCCACTCGAAGAAGAATCCTCTATTAACAATATTACCTCTAACTTCTTTTCTTGAGAAAGAAACTTTGTTCACTCTTTCAGCATCTTCTGACAATTCTGGTAGTTTACCTGAAATTACACCAGTACCTCTACTTGAACCGTATAAGTTACCATTTGCGTATGCTACACCAGCACTATCAAGCCCTAATCCTGCACCACCTGCATTTTCGTCGTCTAATAACGGAATGTATCTGTGTTTAACTACTTCTTTACCCATGTGTTTAGGTTGTGACATTGAACCTGACATTTGACCAAGGTACATCATATCTTTTGATTCGATAATCGCTTTCTTGTTGTAGTAATGTTGGTTAAGTTGTACGTTACCTGCTGAGTTATCTATTGTAGATTCTCCACCTGTTTTTCCTGTATTATATCCCATGTTTGTTATCCTATTTGTTTATCCATAAACTTCATAAACTCTTCATCTGACATGTTATCCATATCTAAGTAGTCTACTCCATTAGTAGTTCCACCAGCTCCTTGCGTTACTGCTGCTGCCTTTTTCTTCTCTGCCGCAATCTTAGCTTGCTCTGTAGCCACTTGTGCTGCTTTTGCGTCTGCAATTACCTTCGCCTTAGCGTCAGCTTCTGCCTGCAATCTAACTGCCTCAAGTTTCTCTGCTTGCTCAGCTGCGACCTTTGCTTGAGCCATTCGTTCAAGTCTTTGTATACCTGCTTCTACGTAGTAATCTAGGTCTGATTTCTTAGCACCGTCTAATTGCTTTAACTTAAGCATTTCTGGAGCAACTTCATCGTATATCCCATTTTCCATGTCGTAGTGTAGGTTTTCAATCACTTCTTGAGTTCCCATCTTCGCACCATTTGGTAGTGTTAACCCTTCAACGATTTGGTCCCTAGATCTATCATCCCATTCCGCACCTAGTACGTTAGTTGTTCTATCACCAGTTGGCGTACCTTTGATTGCACCGAATGCATCATCAATCTCTAGTTCTTTATCACTTTTACCGTGATGGTTAGGTGTGTAGTTCAGCTCTTGTTCAGTATCAATATCAAGTGCATCTATGCCTGCTTGTTTGATTACCGACGTTATCGCATCTTTATTACCTTTTGCTACATCAATCATTGTATTGAATTGTTCATCCGTCATGCCCAATTCTTCCATAGCACTAATCCTTTTTCTATGTTTGGCAACTGCTTGTGTCTTACGTGTATAGTCCATCGCTTGTTTGTACACTTTGTCAAATGATTCAAGCTTCTCTTTATTTGTAAACGCAAACTCTTTACCAATAGCCTTAATTGTGCTAGTAGAGTTTAAATACTCTGCGAGTAGGTCATCTTTTGAGTCTTTTACTTCAGTCTCTTCTTCAGTTGATTTCCCGTCTTCTGTTGACTCGTCTGGATCGGCATCCACTTTATCATCTTCTTTCGGATCTTCTTTAGTTTCGTCATCTGTATTTTCATCATCAGAAATATCACTGGAATCCGTAATAGGTTGTTCCGTAGTATCTTCAGCTGTCTCAGTTGTTTCCACTTGCTCTTGTTCTTCACTTGATGTTTCAGTTAGTTGTTCATCGAACTCACCACTGTTCATCTTAGCTTCAAACTCTTCGTCTGTCATGTTGTTTAACTCATCCATTATTCATCTTCTCCCGCATTATCAGCAGTAGTTTGCATAACTTCTAGCTTTCTCTGTAAGTACTTAACACTCATGATCTCTTCCATTGTCTGTTGTCTCAATGCAGGGTTCATATCGATTAAGTCTCCTGAATCTTCTAGTAACGTTTTCATCATGTACTCTTGTACGATTACTAACTGGAAGTCTGGATTTGTTTTCAGTCTGGCTAATGCCTGACCCAACTCTATTTCTCTTTTTCTAATTTCTAAATCAGATTCTTGGGTATTTGCACTCATTGCAAGTCCTTCTGTTGTTTATTTATTAGTCAAGTTTTTAGTCATTACTTATGGACTTACGCCATACCTTGTGCTGCTAATCCAGCTCTTGGTGGTTGTGACGCAATCTGTGCCTGTGGTTGTTGTGCTAATTCAGCTTCTAGCTCTTGTATTGCCAACATGATCACATCTTCTGGGATACCCATACCAATTAATTCTTCTGGTGTAGCTCCTTGCATAAGCATTGCCTTAACTTCTTCTACAGCTTGTAATCCTTGCTGATTCACTGGTGCTCCAGCTCCTGCTAATCCATTTGCCATATGTACTCCCTTGTTGTGTCTTTTATTGCTCTAATTTTACTACACACTAGCTTAACCTAACCTTGGAAGGCTAAACTTTGTGGATTAATCACACTCTTAAGTGCTTCATTCTCCATTTGTGTGTTCTCAATTATGTCTTTTAGTCTACCATACATAGCACCAATCTCCTGGTCCTTTGCTGATGCAACTTGTCCAGCTACTTGTTGATCTCTCATTGATTGCTTTGCTTGTTTACCTAACTCAGCATTACTCAACTTCTCACTGATTCCAGTACCATTATCTAGGTCGTACAGCTTACTTCCGTTTATTGCACCAGTTTCTTTTTGTCTTTGGTCGAGTCTGTCGAAATACTCTTGTTCAGCAGCACCTTCTGTGTCTACTGCTCTCGTACTCTCAAATCCTTGTCCTATCATCCAATCATTAGCCATTATTCTACCACTCCTATATTTTTATCACCTTGCTGAGCTTGATATCTCATCTGAATCAAGTTCACTCTAGCTTTCATTTGTTCTATCTCTTTCTTACCCGCAGCTTTTCTATCTTCTAACTCAAGCGCCTCTAAGTGACTAACCCCATTGTCATTTTTAAGGTAGGTAAGGGCTTCATTGTCAATCTTCTCGTCAAGTAGCTTAGCCTCTTTTAGTAACTTGTAGCGTTGAGCATCTAGTAATTTCGCTTTTGAATTTTTTTCAGCTTTATCTGCTATATCTTCTTCACCACTTGCTTTCATTTGCCTTATCTCAGCTTCTATTTTGTCATTTGCTAACTTAGCTGCTCTATATTCTTCTTGCTTCATCATTTCGATCATTGGGTCTGGATTAGCCATCTGTTCTCTCAGTTGGTCTGCTCTGTCCCTCATTCTCTTAGCTTCTGTTGGCATTTTTGCTAACTCATAGTAATCTGCTGTCATCTCTGCTAGTAAGTCTGGCTCCATTGACGGTCCAAGTGTTTGTAGCATAAACGCAAGCTTTTCGGCTTTTAGTGCGTTATCTTCTACTGTGCTTACCTCAATCTCTATGTCGATTGACGAGCCAACATCATCTGTACTTGGCTGTACATACTCTTCATTTGTTATTCTTGTTACTTCTTCAGGTGACATGAACTCAGCGTTGTAACTAATCCATTTTCTAACTAATGGCTTAATCAAGTTCTCTGCGAGGTTTCTTACTGTGTTTAGTCTTCTTGTACTGATTGAATCAAGTACTCCACCAGCACCTTTGGCACTACCACCAATTCCACCACTTAGTCCTTTTTCATTCATTCCCATAACACCAGTTATAGACTCAATGTCTCTATCTGCTACATTCAGCATGTCGAACGCAGTGCCTGGCATTTGGTTGAACGAACCGTGTTGTATATCAGCAATTGATGTGTTTACTTCGAAGTGCTTACCAGCTTCCATACGTTTCTTGTTACGTGTGTCTAGTGCGCCTTTCTTAGTGATTATCTGCCCATTATTCGACTGAGCCATGTTGTTAATCATACCTCTGAACACAGCAGTTTTGATTTGTTGACTATCAGCAATTAACGCAGCATTTGCCTCACCGTACATTTCGAATGGTACACTATTAGCTGATGTGAATAGGAATGGTATTTGTTTGTCTGGGTATGGATTACCTTGTAGTCTGATTACTGTGTCATTTACCCAAGTACATACGATTGGTTCAGCAATCCCATCACCGTCTAAATCATAGTTACCCCAGTACTCGTATACCAGCAACTCTTTTCTTGGGTCGTCCTCGAACTTGAATGATGACTCATCCTGTTCTTCATAATCCTCATCACTTTGTGGATCAGCGTCATCAGCGTGCTTTTTGATTCTATCTAAGTTCTTGTATCTACCATCTTGTTTAAGTCCACTCAGATTTGATTTATACCTTACCACGACGAACTGACATCTATCCATATCATCCTCACATGTAGGGTCAATAAACACATCTTCATTTCGTCTAACTACTGCTGTCGGGTTATTTACTTTTGTTACTTCTTGTGTAACTGTTTCAATCCCGCCCAAGTACTCTTCGCCAGTTGTTTCATCTACCATCACGATAGCCTGCTCAACCTGGATCTTCTTACCTTTGTATTCCCAGCCACATTGTACAGCAACCGTACCATCTCTGTCGTATATTTTTATTGCTTTCTGAAGGAAGTTGTATCTTGGGAATCGTCTAGTGAATTGTGTATTGATTACCAACTCAGTCTGTCTGGCAATTGCCTTATCTTCCCATGTTATTGGTTTACTCTTGATTATGTCCTGATCCATGAAGGGCGCCATCAAGCTTGCGTATAACCACTCCGACTGACGTCTTGAGTCCTTACTTACAATCTTTGACTTTCCTTCCTCTTCATTACCGTACAGGTCAGCATTGTACACACGTCTGTAGTCTTGTATCTTATTCATCTGCGTGTCGTGCTGCGTCTTACTATTAGTGTAATCCTTCTTGAACTTGCTTAGTATGTCTTTTATTTTAGGTCTTTCCATCTGTACCATCCATTTGTTATCTTCTCGATTATAGCTTACTATTTATTAATTGTAGCTTACCGTTTATCCCATCTTCGTGGTACACCGCTTTTAGTGTCGACATGTGTTCTGCCAACATATCTACCAATCCCATACTTATTTGGGTACTTGTTGTGTAGGTACATAGCAACATCATCAGCATGCACATCTTTTACTCTGAAGTCGGCAGCTTGTCCTGTCTTGTGTACTGAGTTCTTAGCTCCACCAACCTTTGCATTATGTGCATCACATCTACATCCACTTGTTATTGTTACTGGCTTACCGAAGTGTTCTCTAACATCGTCTAGTACTTCTGCTAATTCGTAGTCAACCGTATCAAACCCGCAATTACACTTACATGCAAACTCTAATCTTTTAAAATATTTCATTCTTATCCTTTGTGTTTAGCTAACAGAACTTCATTGAGTTTTTCTGTTAGTATGTTTACTTCATTTTGAAGTCTTTTTGCTGCATCCGATTGTTCAACTCGCTCATTGTAGTACTTTTTCTTCTCCGGTTCACTGAAGCTTTTCACTGCATCCAAACCAAAGTTTAGTGCTAATGTTATTACGAATACAGCAATTGATACGTAAATTGTCTGCTTTGTCTTAATGTCACTGAACGCAACAGCTTGGTCGTTCATTGCTGCAACTATCTTACTATTGAAGTCAGCATTTTCTTCTCGTATCTTCTCAATTAAGGCATCAGCATTATCTTGTCTGTTATGTACATCATCAATTCGTAAGTTTATTTGGCTTACAACCATTTCATCCATTCCCATACGTATCTAATCCTTGAACTCGTATTTATTTGCTATCTTTTTCAAGAATTCTCTACCTTCTTTACCAAAACAAGCATTTGATGCATCTATTGCATCCATTAACTCATCATGCATCTCTGTTATGTCTCTACCAACACCACATATTGCATATAATGTACCTTCTAAGTTGTACACAGGGCTTTTGTGTACTTCCAACTTCATTTGTTTACCATTTATATTACCTAACTCCAGGAACCTTCTGGCTTTCTCTGTGTCTCTTACTATTACGTCTGAGTTAGCACACTTCTCACCGAATGTATGGTTTTCATTACCAACCTTTTCTTTGAATAGTTTAGCAATCTCTGTATCTGTCTTACCTTGTAACTGTTCCCATGACATATCATAACAGAAATTCTTCATGAATATGTTGTTTGCCATGATATAACGACCTTCAACGTCTTTGGCCCACACCATGTCTGGTAAATGGTTGATAACCTGCATAAACATATTATCAGATTCTTGGTGTTGTTGCTTTAACTCCCGTAGTTCTGCTTGGTACTTTGATAGCATGATGTCCTTACAAGCAACGCAGTCAGACAGTGTCTTTAACCCGTCTTCTGCTTTACTCATTGATTTGCCTAATCCAAGTACATCCATGAAGTCTAGTACTGCACTGATCCATTTGTTTACTACTTTCATACTTGGTGTACGACCTTTGGAACACACGTCACGACTATGTAATTATTTATCATAACTACTTACCTTTAATCAGGATATCTTTGTCCTGACTACCTTTACTTGACCCGTAGAAGAAGTTGATTATCGTTGCTACGATTGTTCCTAGTAGAAACCCAAGTATTGTATCAGCGAATCTCTCATTGCCTTCTGGTATCGTGATGAACGTAATACCGAATATGAACACAATTGCAGCTATACTCCACAACGAAGCGAAGTAGTACACAAACCTCTTACTGAACACATCATCTTGTGCCAGCGCCTCTGCTTGCATTGCTCGGGCATTAGCTGTATTCTCAGCATGATACTTCAGTAACTCACTCTCATGTTCTCTTTGGAACTTCTTTAGCTCCGCAATTTCTTCTTTACTTACTGACCCTTTTGTCAGATCAATACCAGTCTTCTCACTTACTAGTTCAATTGCTTTGTCAGCTCCACCTTCTATGGCATTGCTAAGCAAATCAAGTCCTTTACCAGCTAACATACTAACTATAGGCGCTAATATTGGTAACATATCTTATCCTTTCATGAGTGGCTAGAACCACCCAAACTCTAATCTTCCATCTTTTGGTCGATTACCAAACCCAGTTCCACCTAGGAAACTCACATCTATCCAGAACCATTCACTTCTTGGTTTATCCGTCTCAAACTGCACATACTTGAAGTTGTACGCAGTATTTCTTAATGTCCACCAGAAAGCAGGTCTTACACTAAAGCACGGCTCTAGTTCATCCCCAAGGTCAAACGAATTACCATCGTCGCTGGTAACAGGTATTTCATCTACCCAACTATACCCTTTTATATCTTTGTACTCTCTGAAAAACTTCTTTGAGCAGTATGTATCATTTGTCGAGTCATCATCTAACCAACCCCACACAACCCAATACCAAAACAAGTATTGTGTCTTACTAACTTTTCTATAGGCTATGAAACCGTTTCTTGTAGTATGCCAAGGATACCCCGTCAATACCCAACCTTTTCTATCGTCGTCCCACTTAGGGCTACGTGATAGTAGTCTAGCTAAGTATATATCATTCTGTAGCACATAGTTATACACAACACTTCTAGCAGGCCCTCTAAGCCAAACGACAAACCAGTACCATATCATGCCTACTACTTTTCTTATCAACGTCCATATCATTATACCTATGAACTCTATGTATTTATACATTTATTCCCCTAAACTTTCTTTGCAGTGATTGTTTTCCATCTTCTTGAGAGCACAACAGACCACCTTATCAAACCAATTCGCCTTACCTTCTGTGATACGTCTACCTACATGTGAGCTAATTGTTTCGTCATGTGAGCCGTTCCATAGCAGTACATTGAACATCTGATCAAGAACGAGTAGAAACCTAAAGCCTCTACTTCTTTTTTTAACATCGTTCTCAAACTTACAAATTAGTAGTCTAACTTCTTCCGGTGTTCGCATGCTACTGAGCTTTGTACTTGTCTAGCCATATTGGATCAAGTCCAACGATAGCTTCTACTTCTTCTACGCTTGCGCAGAACCACAACTTGCTCATAAGAACTCCAGCAGCTCTCATAGCTTTACCTAACTCAGTTTGTGTAACAACAGCCATGCTATTGTCATACAACCTCCAGTTAATCTCTTCGTCACCAACTAGTGTGGTGATAGCCTTCTGCATTCTAGTAGTAGCAGTCTCATCACCGTCATAACCTAGCCCATCAACTTCTACTCTCATAATAGCAATAGCCTTTTCGATAGCGGCTTTAGCCTCAGCTTTGTACTTAGCCAGTGAAGCCGAAGCAGAGGCCTCGTTGTCAACTACATACTTGCCATCAACAATCTCATCAAGATAGAACTCTTCGTATCTACCTTCACCTAATTTTGTATACTTATCGCCAGCAAGCAACCATACAGACTCGTTTACTTTTGTACTATCTTTGAAGTTGTAGAACTCATGCCTACCATCTTCATGTACTCTCACTCTCAATACCATACTACACTCCTGAACTTATTTTCAATATTCCAGTATCATTCCATACTGTACCTATGATCAAAGGATCTACGGTTTCTAATCCCTTCAGTACTATAGTGCCAGAACTCAGGCCGTTTAGGTTTACTTCGTTTAGCACCAAACTAGGAACTATCTCACCTTTATCAACCGCTACCAAGTCTCCATTAACCACCTCAAACTTAGCCAGAGTACCATCAGGATTCTCTAGGTATGATTGTTGAGGCAGTGCAGCACCTAGTGTAGGTTGAGTTTTATACACAGATATATTATCGACATAATCATAAGTAGTAGCAGCAGTAGCCATAGCAAAAACCACACTGGATGTTCCTGTAACACTAGCAGTGAAGTTAAATGTGTAAGTACCAGTTACTGATATGTTACCTAATGTAGCACCCTCTACAAGTACTCTCATATAACCCCTTGTACCTACTATGTAGCTAAGTGTAACTGAGTACTCTTCTCCTGCAATTGTACTAATAGCAGTACTTACACCATTATTTGATGCATCACTTGCAAGTGATGTAATCTTCATCCTACCAGAATCAAAACTAGCTATACAATCAGTACCATTAATCCAACCGTCTACATTACTGTCAAAAGTACCATTGCTAATTAACTCACCACCACTAGTACTATACCAATTGCCATCAACTAACACCTCTCGGTTATCGTCAACAAACTCTTTAGTATACATACCGAAACTTGGTTTATTATCTACTCTTACATACGTAGAAGGAGCACCATTTACCGACTTTATGTATTTAAAACCATCAGAACCAAACCCGTTCGATGGAGTTATATTCGTAGTTCCTGTCAATATTTCATTAGTTTGGGTAAAACCTGCAGTAGTATCAAATGAACCATACATAACTACAACATCTGTAACAGAAAAGCTAGTGGTGTTAATCACAGATAGAACAGTAGGAATAAACCTAGAAGATACAATTGGTGCAGAACCTGTAGGTATATTATTCGTAATTTCTTGCTGAACAAATGCCGTGCTTGCCACTTTAGTTGAACTATCATCAGCCGCTTGTGTTGGAACCTCAACAGTGCCTGAGAATGTCTTATCCCCTGTAATTGTTTGTGTACCAGCTAATGTAACTACATCTGCTGCATTTGCCTTTAAGTCAAGTTCAGCTTGTTGCGCTGTGCTTACTGGTTTATCTGCATCACTGGTGTTATCAATGTTATCAATCTCGTCTTTTCGTGCTATGGCAATGTCATCAGTACCGTCATTGTAATACATCCGTCCAGCATCTCCACCAGCAATATAATTGTCAATCGACAAGTCACCCAGTGTGTTTGGGTTTGTTATGACACCATCAGTGTCAATTTTTGTAATCTTTGCTCCCATATATATCCTTTATTTTTACCATTTTATCTTGTTATAACTTATGGTAGTATTAACTACCACTCAGTTATTGTATTATTGAAGTCTGCTAGTGGTACAACCTTGTACACTCCACCATTTTCACTATCCTGCACTATCACGCTATCACTACTAACTGTAGCTGACTTCGTTTCCAGTACATCTGTCACTATTTCGTAACCTACTCCGTTGTACGAGTACATCACGCCATCTAGTTCTATCTCCTCGCCCAGTGTTGGGTTTGTTGGTAAGTTTATCATTATTTCTCTACTCCTAATTTGATTGATGCACTAACGTTGTCCCCAACACCATTATTAGCTGCGTGGTATGTTAGTATATAGTAATCTCCATTAGTGGCCCATAAGTTATCATCCTTAAGGTCAACAGGTCTACCATGATCTTGCTCAACTCCCATGAAGTATAGCTCGTCCATTTCACTTGGCAGGAAGTTCGTCACTTGATTTGCAGCTCCGTTCAGTCCTACAGCAAACTCCACATCATCTGACCAATTTGGCACCCAAGTATTTGCAACAATTGCATTTGGGTTTCTTGTTCTATATAACGCAAAATCCCCTTCGTCATTTGCCTTTATATCAAGTCCTTTAATCTGTATATCTCTTGTGTTGTATGCTTGATATGTACCAACTGTGCCATTTACTGTCCTTGTCTCAGGTACCCTGAACGCCAGTACTGCAAACTCATCTGCTTCTTCTGTACTATTAGTCCCAGTATGTGTAGGGAATCTCTTCTGTACCACTGACCCGAGTGTTTGTGTCTCTCTATCTCCACCTTCACTAGTGATGTCACAACAACCCATATACAGAACTGCATCAGCGTCATCCGTGTATTGATACTCTAACATGATTGCATTTTCTTCCGTACCGATACCTAACCTAACGGCTGAACCTACTCTAGCTAATCCGCCTAACGTGTGCCCACCTTTTATAGCCTCGTATCGCACTGGTAGCGATGGATTGCTAACTGACAGTCCGTTTAACGTACCGAGTACTTCGTTGTTATCAGCATCTTGTAAATTGATAAACGTCTCGAAGTTACCAACACCTCTCCACTGTATTTGGATGTCATGTACATTACCTTTAGTAATGTCATATGTTTGGCCATCCACAGTAAGTGTAGCACCAGTCATTGTACCTATTTCAGTGAACCTCTCACTTACTGTACCATCAGTCATTGTTCTTACTACCAACCCAAACTTACCGTTATTTGCATTTGGTATCCAACTTGAATCACTGAATAAGTGCCCTCTATTTGGTTGGTATCCTGGGTGTTGTAGTGACTGTAATGTATTTCTAGCACCTAAGATTGTTGATGTTACTTTAGTAGAGCCATTCTCATCTCTTATATATGTATCAAGACCGTTACCAACTACTTCATTACCATTTAATAACTTCTTCCATGATTCTTTCTGGATACCCATTGTATTAATTCCGTGGAACAAGCTCTTGTCCAACACCGCTTTGTTTCTACCCCACGCATCAGTCCCAAGGCTATTTGCGTTATTGTCTACTCTTCTGAAATTACTCATCTATACTATCCTCCATTGTGTTCCATCACTTGCTAAATCAACTGTCTCACCATCTAGTAAACCTGATGGTACAATACCATCAACGTCAACCGAATTGCCAGAATTGTCTATTCTCGTTACGCTGAACTCGTTTATGTTGCCAACAGCACTTGGTAGTGTAATTAGCACATCACTGTTTGAGGCATCAACAAACACTCTCTTATACTTCTGCTCAACAACGTAGTCACTTGTTACTGTAATTGGTCCTCTAGTAGCATTAGTGAATGTTGTTCCTGCACTCCCGTTGGTTTGTAGCCAAGCTGATGTTACACCGTCACTAACTCGTTTGTATAGTACTTCATTTGTTGTGTCTAACCACTCATCACCCACTTTACTACCGCCCGGCTCCGTTGCTGACTCGGTGTATGTGCCTCTAACAGACAATTGCTCTGTTAAGTCAGTTATTGCCTCAATTGGGTGACTATCTTCCCTGCTTCTGTCTCTTAGCTGGTCATGTCGTAATGCAGCTGGTGTGTTTGTGTATGATGCACTACCATCACCAACTGTGTAGTTTACTATTTTATCACTGTTTGAGTCAGTGTTCGCAAATACTCTAATTCCATATCGTGATAACGGATCAACTGTGAACGCCGTCTCAACTGTTTCGAACTCTCTATACACAGTCACATTATCAAGCTCTTTACTCTCTGATGTAAATAATGTAGTTTCGTCACCATTTGGAGCTCTCATGAACCCTTCATATCTTAACTTAGTTATTCCGTTGCTACTACTAACACCAGCATGGAACTTAGCTAACCAGCTACCACCATCTATCTT